AATAGAAATTTGGCATAATCCAATTTGAATTGTTAATTTGTGCATATGGATTTTGTAAATAATCATGATTCCCTAAAATACTATAAATTGGATTATTAATATTTTCAAAAGTTTTTTGAAATTTTAATATTTGATTATCTTCACTACTATGTATTCCATTCGGGTAAAAATTGTCTCCTAATAATACAATAATATCATTAGGTAATATACTTGTTTGTATAGAATTAACTATAGAATTTAAATTTAAATTAAATAAACCAATGTCACCTAATAAAAAAATTTTCTTTAAATTCATATATTTTAATAAATATTAAAAAATGATAAAAAAATTGATTTTTTTTAAATACAATTTTTAAAAAATTATGGAACAAAAAAAAGAATCCAAGACTAAAAAACATTGTGCTGGAGCAAAAAAATACCCAACAAAAGGTAAAGCTTATGAAGCATATTGTGACAAAAGTAATATAGAGGGTGTTTATTTAGTAGAAGAAATTATTAATGGACAAATAAAACATACTCCTTATGGAAAATGTTGTAATTCGGTACAAGACAATGATTTATGTCACATTCATGAAAGTCAAAGAAAGAAAGAAAAAAGTGTATTTTTGTATTTTGAAAAAGATATAAAAAACAAATGTGATGGGGTTAAAATAAAAAAAGCTAATTCCAACATGTTATATTTCAAGACCATGGGTGACCGAGGACGTAATAAAACATTAAGTGTTACGTACCATGATTTTAAAACAGTTGATGATCCAATATTTAAGATTATTAAAATGGATAAAAATCCAAAATTAATTAATGAACTACGGTTATTTGCGAATCAATTATTGAAGACTCAAAATATTGTTGTAAAAACAGAGCCTGAAGAAAGTAATGAAAAAGAAGACAAAAAGGAAGAAACAGTTTCAAAGAATAAAGAATTACTAGCAACGATTGAAAGATTAAATAAAGAGCATAAAGTTAATGAAAAAAAATTAAACAAAAATGAAAATAATTTAAAATCAAACATTGAAGATGAAAATATTGAATCTGAAAAAGAGGAAGATGAAGACGAAGACGAAGATATTGAATCTGAAGAAGAGGAAGATATTGAGTCTAATATGGATGATTTAAAATTAAAAGAAGACGATGATGAAAATGATTCAGATATTGATGATATTAATGATGATGATAGTGGTATTGCTTGTGAAGAAATATATACTACTAAAGGAAAATTATTGTATTTAGAACCAGAATCCATGAGTGTTATTGAACCAGAAGGTGAAAACGAAGGAGAAAGTATTGGTACTTTATATAAAATTGAAAAGAAATATGGTACAATTATTAAAGATAATTGTTATTATACAGTATTAAGTCAAAATAAAATCAATTATGATGAAGTAGAATATTTTAGAGATGTATTGAATAATAGAATATTTGATGCTAATTTAACATTTAAAGGTAGAGTCACAAAAAAAGGTGATTCTGAATATAAGTTTCATTTTGATTAATTTTTTTTTAAATAATATTATTTATAATGGTAAAAAATAAAAATATTGAATTTATTGAAAAAAAAAATAAACCATTATTTGATGTAGAATGTTTGATGGAAGATATAATTGATATTATTTATGAGAGAACTAAAGAATATTATATAGAAAATAATATAAATGATATTATTTTAATTGATCCAAGATTGGATATATGGAGAAATAAATTAGTAAATTGTAAATATTTAAAAGAGGATGATGAAATAGGAATACATAATTATATTTATTCATTTAATAAAAAAAGTTTTAATATAAATTATGGAATATTATATAAAATTATCAATAATATTTTTTATTTAAAAGGTAAAAAGGGATATTATCAAATAGATAGAACAAAATGTAATATATTTTACATACAATTAAAAAATAATAAAGAAAAAAAAAATGATAATATGAGAAATATATTTCAAAATATATTAAATAATAAGATAAAAATTACAAAAAAATCATAATTAAATATTATTTTATAAAAAAAAAACCAAACATAATAACCCAAATATAAAAACACCACATCTTGACATATTTAATATATAATAATATAAAAATATTATATATATGTGAATAAAAAATTTAATCCAAATTGAAAAGTAGATAAATTACCATATAGAGCTGTTGGTGAATGTTATTTATTATATAAAAATATACTCATAGCATAAGATGCAACTCATTATGTATCATTACTAGGAGGTGGTATTGATAAAGGTAAAAGTCCTATTAAAGATACTACAAGAGAATTAATGGAAGAATTAGGAGCAAAATTAGATGTAAAATTAGAATTAATATCAACTTTATGTTCTGTAAATGATAAAAAACTAATAAAAAAATATGAAATAAATTTTTTTACAATTAAATTTTTATTTAAAATAAATTTAAAAATAAAAATAAATAATAATTTATGGAGATTGAAATAAAAGAATATATGCCAATTAATAATAATGATTTTATTAATGAACAAGATCTAACTGATGTATCTTTAAGTGGAGATTTATTATTTAAAGAAGTTCATATAAAAAATATTGAAAAAAATTCAATTATCTTAAAACACTTAGAAAATATTATAAGCAGTAATAAAATAAATAAAGATAATTTTGATATTTATTTTCAAAGAAACAAAGAATGGTACAATAAGTTTATATTTTATAAAAAAAATCAATTGTAAAATAATGACTAAAATAATATCAATAATGCCTGTATGGGATGAGCAAAATATGGTTGGTTTATCATTATATAGTTCAAAGAATTTTATTAGTGAATATATAATTATTTTACAAAAGGGTGTTGATAAAACAAAGGAAGTTATTACATATTGTCAAAAGTTATGGAATTTAAATATAACTTTTATTGAAAGTGATTTAAAACTACGATATAAAAGAGAATTAATTATGAAACATGCACAATCTTATGCTGATTATTATATAATCCAAGATGGTGATGAAATATTTATTGATAATTTTGATAAAGAATTAGAATATTTAATTAAAAATAATTATACATTTGCTACAGCACCGATTGTATTATTAGAAAATGATTTAAATCATACTACAGACCAGGAAAATAATATAATTATGCCTAATCATCCATTTTTTTTTAAAAATTTGGAAGATATATATTTTCCGAATCATGGTGATATGCCATGGTATGACCCTAATAAGGATTATCATAAAATAAAAAATTATGAATATCCATTAAAGTTTGATTGTAAAATAAAGAATTTTAAAAGAAAATTTTTACGAGAGATGTTTACAGAATGGCATGATAATATTAATAATATAAGTTTAGAAGAATATTGTGATAAGCATCATTATTCGGTAAAATGGTATAGGGAAAATGTAAATAAAGATTATAATTTAGAAGAAATTATAAATTTGTGTGAAAAAGATAATAAAAGTAATTTATTTAAGTGGAATATATTGTATGATGAAGATAAATATTATAAAAGACCAAAAGTCATTCAAAAATTTATTGAATTAAAAAAATATTTTGGAATTGAAATATTAGAGGATTTAAAATATTTTAATTCATTAAAATAAAAATATAAGTAAAATATATGGATATTTATTTATTATATATAATTTTTTTCGTATTAATATTGTTTTATATAATATTAGATTTTAAAAATGATAAAATCAAAAATAAAATAAGATTTAATGATTTAAAAAAAAGTACTGTAATAAAAACTAAAAATAAAAATATTGAAACACTTAGTACTATAAATTTTAATAATGTTTCTACACCAAATAATAATTTACTTAATTATTGTAATGTACCAGTTTTAAATACAGAACAATGTTTTAAATCTAAATTTTATAGATGTCCAAATACTAATGGAAGTTATGACCAATGTACAAATAATTATATACCATCTCCAGATACATTTAATGCATTATGTGAAAATAGGACATTTGAAATGGTAGAGCCATCCAAAAGGATTTCTGATAATTGTTATAACATATTAAAAAAATAATAATAATACAAATATATGATAAAAAATCTTCCAATTGAATTAATAGATTTAATTGCAGATTTTCATGATTACGAAAAATATTGTAAGCCTAAACATAAAGAATTATTTAGTAATGTGCTAAATGATTTTGATAATATATTTAATATATTTGTAGGTAATAATATTATGCCAAACATAATATATATTTGTTGGGGAAAAGGATGGATAAATTATAATAATAATGTATATAATTACATTGAAAGTCAAAATGAAAATAGTTAAATTTTTTTAATAATTATTAATAATTTTAATTTATTAATAAAATCAAATATATTTATATATTAATAATGTTAGAATATTATACAAATATTGATAAAGAAAATTCTAGAACAAATATTTTAAAGGATCAATTTACATTAGAAAAAAGTGATTTTGAAAAATTAAAACAAGCACAACAATATAATCAATTATATTCCATGCAATATAAAAAAAATGAGGAAATGAAACAGTTAAAAGAAAATAAAAATATTTATAATTTATCCATAAATTCATTGTTAAAAAATTTAAGTATTGTAAGTATGAATATATTGGAAGATTTAACTATATTTATTAATAGTAAAGATAAAAGTATTAATAAATTTTTTTTGATTTTTACAAAAGAAGATAGATTATTATATGTTGGTATATTATTAATTATATTATCAATGGCATTATGGTTTATTGATATTTCAAATTAATTAAATAAAAATATTTATATAATTATATATTAATGAGTAAGAATGTTATTAATACTAGAAATTATGAAAATCCAGGAGAAGAATTAGATACTTTTTTAATCCCTAATGAAATTTATGACCTAACAATAAATAGAGAAACAAAAAGTATTCAAAAATATTTTTTTCAAGAAAATCCAAAATTAATGTTTTCATTTATTGGTTTTAATTCAAAATTAAAAATGTCAAATCAATTATTAAATGATAGAAAATGTTCATGTTTTTATAAAATGCCTTGGATAACAAAATATCAAGTAACTAATAATACAGATAGTTCCATTTTATTATTTAGTCAACAAATACAAATATATAAATATATGATAAAAAATTGGTATCCATCACCTTCTATGTCTCATATGAGATATTTATCAAGTATAGCATTGGGTATGATACAACAATTAAAGCAATTTAATTATTATGTGAATAATAATTTAAGTTGTCATGGTATATTATGTGAAGATTATATAAAAGGTGTTTTTACTTCAGAAAGGCAATTAATGAAATATATAATTTTTATTTTTAACAAATAATTTTATTTAAAAAATAGTTAAATATTAATATTATGGAATATTTAAGAGAAATAATAAAAGAATTAAATGATGGAAGTACAATAGAAGAAATAAATGATTTATTTGAAAATTTAAATAATAACCTAATAAATGAAGATTTTAATGATATAGAATTAAATATTGAAAATGTTATTGGATGTTCTGAAAATATTCGACTTCAAGATTTTCCAACTCCAATGGGTACTAATTTTTTTTCAATTTATAATCCCTTACAAGCTGTTAATGCAATTATACCTGATTTATTTCGTTTATGTGCTATTGTGAAACCTGATTCATTCATGAATGTACTAGAATCAACACGTATTAGTCCGAAAATAGCTATTAAGTTTGAAAATCCACTTAGTACATCATCATTATCACGATTACAATATTTAATACCAAATTATATAATGAAATCTTTTTTTTATTTTGGATATAAAGGTGATTTTTCAAAAATGGATTTAAATTCAATTACATTTTTAGAAAAAAAAATAGAAACTATTGTACAAAAATCAGCTTCTAATAGTGCTAATTATACAACACCAGAATCAATTTTTAATCAGTTATACGACCAAGATACTATAATTAATAGTATAATAAATTTAGATAATATATTAAATAGTGTTAAAAAAGAAGAAACTGATTCAACAAATATTAGTAATTATAATTTAAATTATCCATTTAC